CCTCTTTTAAGAAACATATTTTCCGCAGCAAGATATGTGCTGTTGTCGCCGATCCCATCAAACCAGATCGTATTGATACGTATTGTGTCCGATTCGATGATGTTGATATCAACACCGATGGGGTCATCGTCTGGGATCGGACACAAAATGGGGGTTTTAGTAAGTGTCCGATTTATTGACTGAATCCCCCCGTATGCTAATGACTTGCCACTCCACGATGACCAGTCTGACGTTGGTGACGTTGATGCAGTCAGGGTCTGTGCAAGGTATAGTTTCCCGCCAGTAGGGGTTTCAAGATACAGGTCTCCTCGTGCCATTATAGTGTATACCTCCGCTGCTCATTTGCCATGAATTGCTGGAACCTCTGGAACAGCAATAAATCATCCTCTCGTTTGACTTCAAAGGTGTTATAGTTCGTCACCTGCATACTCCTCTGTTCTGATCGGTTTGTGGTGGATCCGATGCTTGTTGAAGAGAGAGGAACGATCGCTTCAGCGGCATGAAGCATACCTATCCCTTCTTTGGTGGTGATTCCGCCATTGTCGAAATGAATGAGATCCCCTACTATTCCCCCAACAGTTCCAACCACTCCCGATACTGTGGATCCAGCACCGGTTACTGCACCCATCACAATCTGTTTCAGATTGTCCAATGTAAAGAATGACGTCAGTGCAGATACAGCCGAGTTCCATGCCGCCGTTATACCGTCAACCATTCCATCTATGAACTTTGATGAGCCTTTGATCAAGTCGGTTATGGTAGATATGACACCATCGATGGATGCAGATACCGCAGAAGTGAATCCGTTCCATGTGGTGTTCCACCATCCGGCCATTCCATCAAAGACTGCCTTAATCGAGGTAGCAGTGGAATCCCACCACTCTGCCAACTTCTCCGCAGTGACGTTGATCCGGTACTCTTTGTATTCCCCGTATGACATATCTCCCGGCAACCGTCCTTCAGCCTGCTCTTTCCCATATTGATATTGTCCAACGAGGTTGAATGCCGAGAGTGCCGGCCAGAGTTTTGGGAAGAAGTTCATGAGGAACTCTGCAGATCCGGCACCAAAGGTGGTTGTAGATCCTTGTGCAAGGTCGGGTCTGAATCCTGTCATACCTCCAGTATATCCAGAGTCTGCTGCACCGGCACCGGCACCTGAAGCTGTTGAGGCGCAAGAGGTAGAGATTGAAGTCACACCCGAAGGCGAAGAGATGCCTGCTGATCCGCATGAGGAGAGGATGCAAGCTATGGAGGCGGCTATCGCTGCCTTGGCTGCAAAGGTCGAGGAGATGATGGCGAAGATGGGCGGCGAGGTTGAAGCTAACGCCGCAAGGTTCAGCACGATTGACACGGCGTTGTCAGCGTTGGCGCAGATGCCTACCGCTGCGCCAAAGAAAAGAGCAAGTGACGCGGTTGTGGAGTCGGTGAAGATGAGCCGCGCCAGCAGACTTGCAGAAGTACAAGAAACCCTAAAAACCCTAAAAAAATAAACTATGTCATTTTCAATCGCAACAATCACCGGGTACGTCGAGCAGAACAAGCTGCCTCTGATAACCCAAACTGTATTTGACGCAAAGACGCAGTCATTATTGCAGAAGCGCGTGGGCATTAAGTCGCAGGAAGCGTTAAACATCATGGACACCGACGCTGTGTTCCAAGATGCAACCGCGTGTGCGTGGAACGCCGACGGCACTACCACATTCAGCCAGCGTACAATCACTGTCGCTCGCGTTAAGGTGCAGGAGGAGTTATGCCCTCGTTCACTTGAAACGGCTTGGCTGGCATCGCAGCTGACGCAAGGCAGCAACTACGAAGGCGTGCCATTCGAGCAGGCTTTTGCAACGCAGAAGGCGAAGCGCATCGCCGAAGGTATTGAGCGCGCCATTTGGCAGTCAGTGCCATCGGTTGCCGCTGCAAGTGCTTCGGTATCAGGAACGGCAGGATGGGCTGTAGGCGCAACGTCGCCATCAGGTGATGCGCAGTTGAACCGCACAGGTGGTGGTGGATTGCTATGGCTGACACGCTATGGTGCAGGTGCTTCCAGCGTCGTAACCGCGCAGCTTGGCGCTAACTTCAGCGATTCGACGATTGTCAGTGGCTTTGAAACAGCATATAACAACCTGCCAACACGCGTCATCAGCAACAACGACTTGGTAGCTTTCTGCGGATGGGACTTGTATCGTATGCTCGTGCATAAGTTGGTGACTGTCAACTTGTATCAGGGCGACCTCGGACAGGTAGCTGGCGGCGAGATGTTCTATCCCGGAACAAACATGAAGGTCGTAGCTGTGAATGGATTGAACAACACGCAGCGTATTTTCGCTGGATCTCTCTCCAACTTGTTTTACGGCACGGACTTACTCTCCGACGAAGATCAATTCCGCATTTGGGCATCGTACGACAACGACAGCGTTAGATTCCAAGCCGCGTATAAGTACGGCGTGCAGATTGCCTTCCCTGCTGACATCAGCTTGGTTTTGGGCAACAACGCTACAACTCCGGCTCTGAAGACCGCGTAAGTTCGTGGGGAGGGGCAACCCTCCCCGCTTCTTTTCTTTTGTCAATAACTAAACGAAATAGATATGGCTTGCGCTCTAACAACTGGATATAAATTAGGATGCCGCGACAACGTGGGCGGCATTACGGAGATTAGGCTTGCGCCATTCACGGCGGTCACAAGCATAGTCACGAACGCGTCATCGCAGGTGACAGCGATAACTGGAAGCGTTGGCAGCGGCACAACAGGTGCAGGTGTCAGCGGCTTCTACAAATACGAACTGCCGAAAGGTGTCGGCCAGTTCACGGAAACGATAAACGCATCAACGGAGAACGGCACGGTCTTTTATCAGCAGGAGGCTACGCTTATCATCAACAAGCTGCAGCAGGCTGTACGCAACGAGTTGAGGCTGGTGACTACGGCGCGTATGATGGCTATCGTCAAAGATAGAAATGGCAAGTATTGGCTACTTGGCAAGAACAACGGCATCGAAGTAAGTGCTGGAACGTCGCAGACAGGTACGGCGATGGGTGATAGAAGCGGCTATGAGTTGACGCTTACTGGCATGGAAGAAGAGCCATGCGTTGAGGTTACGGCTGCCGCGGCAAATGCTGTCACCTCATCGACACAAACGCTCGAAGGATAGCTATATTAGCATCAGTTTTGGTTGGTTGGAGAACCCTGCGTATGGTGGCGCAGGGTTCTTTTTTTTGGGCTAACTTTGTTCTATGCGTGTATGTATCGTCTATAATCAGCATCCGACAGGGTGCAGCTATTACCGCTTGGAGATGCCAAGCAGCCGCGTGCATGAGATGTTCGGCAGCGAGGCCGAGTTCGTGAGCATCGCTGACGTGCGCACGATGAGCGATGAAGAACTGCGGACTATCGACGTGTTCCTGTATAATCGCACTTGGATCGCAGGGCCAATTGAGGCGGTCAAGCCTGTCGCTGACATCCTACGACAGTACGGCGCGAAGATCATTCTTGACATGGATGACTATTGGCACTTGGGGACAGGGCATAGCTTCTACAAGCACTACCACGACACGAACATGTCTGCGATTGTCGCCGAACACGTCAAGCTTGCGGATGCGGTCATCACGACTACGACGTACCTGCGCGATGAAATCGTCAAGCTCAACCGCAACGTGACAATCTGCGAGAACGTGCCGCACCTACTTTACGACCAATTCAAACCGCAACCTACCAAGAGCGAGCGCCTACGCTTCGGCTACTTTGGCGCTGCGCAGCACACCGAGGACGTGGCATTGCTGGAACTGCCACTGTCGCGCCTCTGCGACGATCACACGCTGGAAGGTCGATATATGCTGTACCTTGCCGGGTGGAATGAGGGCAACCCGATATATCAGCAGTATGAGCAGGTGTTCAGCAATAAGGGCAAGAACAACAACTACGGACGCATACAGGCGGCGGATATTTACAGCTACGTTGGCGGCTACAACTTCATTGACGTTGCGCTTGCGCCGCTTCGCGACAATAAGTTCAACAGGTTGAAGTCGGAGTTGAAGGTCACCGAGGCCGCATGGATGAACAAGGCGATCATCGCCAGCAACGTCTGCATGTATGCCGACTGCATCACCGACGGCTGGGATGGCGTGCTGGTCGACGAAAAGCAACCGAAGAAGTGGTACAAGTCGATGAAGGCTATGATCAACGAGCCAGCGATGGCGCGTGAGATGGCGGACAGGCTGACGGCGAAGATGCAGAAGCGATTTGACATTGATGAAATCACCAGACGCAGGTTCAATTTGTACAAAAACGTGGCGAGGGATATTTCAATAAAAGAACTTCATGCTATACCTCAAGGCGAGCCAGAGCAACACGATAGCGGTGACGTGGACGGAGCGCGCGAACAGCGCGACGGTCTACCGCTTGCGGCTGACGAACTTGGCGACGCTGGAAGCCACTGACATCTACCTCAACGCGATTGACAACCTGTCGTCCTACGAAAGTCGCTACGACAAATTCGCCTTCACCTTGGGCGCATTGGAGAAAGGGCAATATCGGTACGAGGTCACGGAGAACCCGACAACCTACGCTGCTGGCGACTTCGTGCAAGGCGGACTATACACGTTTACCGATGGCGGATTCGCGTACATCTCGGCGGCAGTGGATCAGTCGAGCAACGCAGAGTGGGGGTGTCAAGGGACGCTGATACCCGAAGGGCTAACACCCGAAGCAATTGGTCAAGGCATTGTCAACACAGCATCAATTGTTGCAGGTTGCGCAACAGCAGGCATAGCCGCGAGGCTTGCGGATCAGCTTGTGCTGAACAACTTTAGCGACTGGTTTCTGCCGTCCCTGGAGGAGTTAGGAATGATGTGGACGGAGTTAGCCAGCGATGGTCTTGGCAGCTTCGCAAACCACACCTATTGGTCATCGACGCAGGCATCAGCGACGCAGGCGTTCACGGTGGACATGAATAACGGCAACCAAGGCACGCACAGCAAAGGCAACACCTCCAACCGCTATACGCGTGCTATGCGTCGCTTCCTGCTACCTACGACGAATCCGCGTGTCCTTGAAACAGGATTGGCGATGATTGAAACGACGGAGGGCAGTTTCACGAGTACAACAAACACGATCGACTACGTTTCTTATGACTAAACTGAATTTTAGCTTCATCCCACAGGCGGACTATCGCTACCCTTTGATGCTGCAAAGCAAGGCTAACGACCTGTATACCTTCGGGGAGATGAACGACTACCCATATTACTTACTCGACATCTACAAGAAAAGCGCGAAGCACAACGCAATCGTCAACGGCAAGTGCAACTACATCTCCGGCAAAGGCTGGGCAGTGGATGCGGATAAGACCACCGTCGCGCAACAGGCAAAGGCGGAGGCGTTCATGGCTGACGTCAACGAAGACGATGACCTCAACGACTTGACGCAAAAGTTCGTCTTGGATCTCGAACTGTTCAACGGCTTCGCGCTTGCGGTGACGTGGAACAGGGGTGGCGGCATCGCCTTCATTGAACATGTGCCGTTTGAAAAGGTGCGCGTGTCGCTGGATGATACGATGTTTCTGATTGCCGATTGGTACGACGAGCGTATGATCCGCCAGTACCCGAAGGGCGCGGAAGTTGAGCGCATGCCCAAGTTCGACCCGAATAACCGCGTCGGCAAACAGCTGTTCTATTATCGCCACTATGCGGCTGGCGTCAAGCACTACCCACTGCCGAACTACCAGGGCGCACTGGCTTACATCGAGTGCGACGTTGAGATCGCTAAATTTCACATCAGCAACATCCGCAATCAGTTTTGGGGTGGGCAGATGATCAACTTCGCTGATGGCATCCCGACGGACGAGGAAAAACAAGAGATAGAGCGGCAGATGCGCAACAAGTTCAGCGGCGCAAACAACGCAGGGCGCTTTGTGCTGACCTTTTCGACAGGCAAGGAAAACGCGCCGAGCATACAGTCGCTAACGCCGAGCGACCTTGATAAGCAGTTTGACATGCTCAACAAGCAGATTCAGGAAGAGATTTTCGTGGCGCACAACGTCACCTCGCCGATGCTGTTCGGCATCAGAACCGAGGGGCAGCTGGGAGGCCGTAAAGAACTGTCGGAGGCGTATGAGTTGTTCAAAAATACCTACATCATGAACCGCGTTTTAATAGTCGAGCGCATAATCAACTACCTCACGTCATTCAACGGCTACGAGTGCCTCTACCTGCAGCCTTTCGACCCGATCACTGAACAACTTAGCGAGCAGGCGCTGATGCAGATTTTGACGCAAGATGAACTACGCGAAAAGGCGGGTTATGAGCCACTTGCAGAGGCGACTGGCACGCCAACACCCGACGCAGGTGAAACGGCCGTAGAAGCGAGCGCAGGCGTCAACGAGGCTATCAAGACGCTTTCAGGGAGGCAGTACCAAAACCTGATGCGTATTGTGCGCCACTATTCGCAGGGCAAGGTCACCCTCGAACAGGCGCGCACGATGCTAACGGCTGGCTTCGGCCTCAACGCCGAACAGGTCGACCAGCTATTGGGCGTGAAAGAGCAGGCGTTCAGCGATGAAGCTGATGAGTTGGAATTTCTGGCGGATCGTAAGTATATTAGCATAGATTTTGGTTGGTTGGAGAACCCTGCGAATGGTGGCGCAGGGTTCTTTTTTTTGGGCTAACTTTGTTCTATGCGTGTATGTATCGTCTATAATCAGCATCCGACAGGGTGCAGCTACTACCGCTTGGAGATG